AGCTTCCCAACCGAAGTCTGTATATTGTAGATCTTGTACGGAGATGGTTCCATCCAAGACAGCATCCTTCTGGATAGCTTTCTCAATCCTACCATAGTCATGGTTCCCTGTTGTCATAATGAACCGAGGCAGCTTCTTCTTCGCTTCTTTAATAGGCTTGAACATCAACTCCTGTGCTTCAACAGCAGAGTCGATATCTTTCTTATACCGTCTTCCTTCGAAGCCTTTCGTACCCTTATCGTATGAGCAGAGAGATGGCATGTCAGCCCAGTCTCCGATGCAGACAACAACATCAGGTTTAACAGAAGCAATTAGTTTACCAAGGTAAGTAAACCGTGACAGATCCTCATCTGGTGCAGCATGGGGATCAGGTATGATCAAGTGAGTTTTCATTCATTCCTCTATGTCGAAGAAGCCAATAGCGTTTCGGATGTCTATCTCTATCTCTCGAAGTAGACGTTCCCATTCATCGTCGGAGTACAGTGTACCATCATCATCGTAAATCTGAAAGTACAGTTTAAGCAGTGTCTTTAGTTCTTCGTACTCTTCATTCATTTCACCCTCCTAATGATAGTCAGTTTAACTCGGCAAACACCTTTGCACCCAATCTTCTCCGCGGCGGCTTCTGACAGATCGATAGATCTTCCTTTAATGAACGGTCCACGGTCGTTAATCCTGACGATAACTGACTTGCCATTATAAGAAACCCTAACCCTAGTCCCAAAAGGAAGGCTACGATGAGCAGCGGTATAACCGTACTTATTAAAAATCTCACCGTTAGCTGTCCTCTTGCCATGAAACCCCGGTCCATACCATGATGCTAACTCTGCATTAGCTGGTGTTGATAGAAGTAGTATTAGTGGTGCCCAGTGCAGGAATCGAACCCGCGATTGATGATTACAAATCAACTGTTATCCCATTTAACTAACCGGGCTGGCCTACCCTACACGACTCGAACGTGTGACCTAATGCTTAGAAGGCATTTGCTCTATCCAACTGAGCTAAGGGTAGTTACTCTGGAACCTTCCCGTAGTCCCTTTCGATTGATAAATAAATGTAAGCACGTTTAGCCATTTCGACATCATCACGAAAGATCCTTCCTAACAGTACGTGATTACATCTGTAACATAGTAGCCCTCTGATCCTCCCAGTTTTGTGATTGTGATCGACTGCAAGGTTTCTCCGGGGCGTAATTTTGTCAGGAGTTCTGTTACAAATAGCGCAACATCCTCCTTGTTTTCTAAATATGTCGAGGTACGAATCTCTGGTAAGTCCGAACTTCTTGAAGATTTGTTTCCATCTTGCGGGTGAATCATTTAATTTAGACCTCGACTTCTGGGACTTCCGGTTCTTTTTCGACATGAGTCATCCATACAGGACCAGTGGAATATATAAACTTTCTTAGTCCAACATCTTTCCAACATTCAGTTTTAAAGGGACAGTAGGAACAACCAGCGGGGAGCTTTAGATTACCAGACTTACCCATCGGTTCAGGCTGGAAGCACCTCTCTGGAGGATTCTCTTGACTTACTATCTCTTTGATATCTTTGATTCTTTTCTCAATATCAATTCGATCTTCATCTTGCAGGGGCATGACAGTTATGTTTCCATTCTGCTTGTCCACTGCAACGTATGCACCGTTATCTATCCCTGTCCCCTGCATATACCCGGAGAGTTGTGGGATATAGGCAAAGGGATCATCATTCCTCAGTGTTCCATCTTTAAACTTCTTAAAAGAATGAGGCGATGTACTCTTAACATCGATTAGAACATTGTCGATAACACCATCAATGTGACCAATAATACCATCCACAGTGACCTGTCGTTGTCTATCCGAAACAGAATGACCTGAAACTTCTGCCAGAAAGAGGACAACTTCCTCGATAAGATCTCCGTATAGGAACTTGAGATAGGTGGGTCCATTGAACTCTTCCTTCTTTACTGTCGAGTTAACTTCATACCAAAGCATACGATCAGGCTTACCTACGTTAGACATACGGAGAGTACGCTTCTCTTCCTTCGGCCTAAGTCTATCAGTAAGGAGAGCAGCAAGGTTCTTACCGAATTGCTCACAAGACTTACTGATATCTTCTGTAGTACCTTCTTCGAGGAGGCAGTAGATGTCCTCAACGAGTGTGTTAATTGACGCCAATATAATTCTCCAGTGCTAGATATCCTCCGACAAGTCTACCATTGTGGAAGATCTGCGGTACAGAATTTAGTTTAGATTCTTTTAGAAAAGTATTAGCTGTTATATCAGTAGTTATATCAAACTCGGTGTATTGAATGTGATGCTGAGTAAGAAGTTCCTTTGCTTTCGTACACCAAGAACAGTCTGGTTTAGAAAAGATAATAAACTTCATCGCTTATCCCCATCACCTTGGATCTTACCCTCTGCCTTTCTTTTACCCAACTTCTCAAGGTTATGTTGGGCAATAGCAGACAACGGGAACCCATGATAACTAGCTAGACAAGCGAGATACCAGAGGCAGTCACCGAGTTCACTGAACATCAACTCTTTCAGTAGTGGAGTGTACTCACCAAACAGTACGTCATCTTCCTGACTCCAGTACCTTGTATCATGACGGGCAGTCTTCTGCATTAATGACATAACCTCACCAACTTCAGCAGCAAGACCATAGGTTAGATGCTGCTCGGTGTTGTACATCAGCGTATTTAAAGCAGTCTTCTGGTAAGTATCAAGGTCCATCATCAAGCTCCTGAATAAGACGAGAGAGATACCACTGTGCTTTCTTTAGATCTTCCAGCGGCTTCTTCTTATACCTCCAACGGTGAAGATACTTCTTCGTATTCCCTTCGAGGTATCCAATGTAATTATCGAATGGCATATTATCTTTTAGATAAATAATACACTCGATACTTCCGTTGTTGTAGTGGGAGGGGGACTCCACAGAATCCCCCTTTGGTAGTTCATCGGCAGTGTAGTACATCAAGCTTCAATCTCGAACGTAACCTTCTTGTTCTTCTTACTCTGGATAGCCTCTACTGGTGGAGCAGCGGGTGTCTCCTCCATCGCAGCAGCGAACTCATCTTCAGGCTTATCGTAAGCGACAAGTTCAATAACCTTCATGGCACCGAACTTCTTCTTCTTATTCTCCTGATCCCAGTCGATCATCTTACCAAGCTTGATGACCTTACCGTACTTCGGTGTATCATACGAGCGCCAGTAGACAATACACTCTGAGTCATTACCGACGAGAGCCTTCGTCCTCTTACCGTTCTGGTCAATGACAACCATCTCGGATTCGTGTCCCTGAAGATCGACAGCAGAGTTACGGAGAGTGAGATACTTCCCACCGTTATTGATCCGCTCCTTACCATCCTTAATCTTCTTATCCAGTCGCATATCGATAAGCGTCTTCTCCATCTCAGGAGTTACCGCAAGGTTAACTTCATAGTTCCCGAACTGGGAAGGTTCCTGAACGTGAGCGAAGTAAACCTTGGTGCGGAACTCACCAGTAATAGTCTTCGAAGCAGTTGTCATTCTTAGTTCTCCAGTTGATAATAGTAATAGTTTAGTAGATTCTGTTTATTTGTCAATGGGTTTCAGCCCAGTTCTTTCCTATCTTAAACTCTCCATCAAGAGGACAGTTGAGATTGAAGTATTCCCCTGTGTCTTTAATGGATTGTACTTGTAGTCTTCCAAGATCTTCTGCTCTACTTTCCTCCACTTCTGTCTGCCATTCATCATGTACCCATACAACCTGTTTGAATTTGATCTTCTCCTTCTTTGCAGCAGCGTACCAGAGATAGTTAGCCATCCGCATAATCACTGTCTCGCCCCCTTGGAGGTAGACAGAGAGGGACTTATGCTCCGACTCTATCTTGATCCGCCGTCCGTCTAGGCTGACGAGGTAGCCCCTCTGTGCTGCCATACCAGCCTTACGCTTTAGTTCTTTCAGTGCAGGAATAGACCGGAGGAAGTTATCCATTGCATCACCAGCTTGCCTGACAGAGCAGCCAAGTATCTGTGCTACCTTTGCCTGACCAGCACCAAGCAACCAAGCATAGATGAAAGTCTTCGCAGTCGGTCTGTCCTTACAGTACTCACCAAGTGCCTTCTGATTAAAGGTATGTATGTCTCCTTCCAATAGTGTCTTCGTATACTCAGGGTCATTCATGTAGTGTGCAAGTACACGAAGTTGTATTCCCGCAGCATCCGTTCCAACCAGAGAAGAACCTCTGGGGACAGTCCAAGCTTGTCTGCATTCATACGCATATAAACCAGATAAGCCTCGCTCTGATGAGATAGAGGGGATGTTTGCCATGTTGGGGTTCTGGTGACTGGCTCGGTGGGTGACAGTGCCGGGGACGATAACTTGTCCGTGGACTCTACCATCTCCGTCCATTCTGTCGATCCAGTCCTTTGCTGTTTTCCATCTTGTCTCAAGGATCTTCCACTTTTTTAGATCTCTAATACACTCTGGCATAGGGCTACCATCAGGTAGGACATCAGGAATAGTACTAAGATTTTCCTGGCATATCTTCCATGACTTGCCCGTCTTCGTAGGCACGGTGGGTTTCCACCCTAGTTCATCCAGTCTCTTTACGATCTGGTTTGGTGAACCGAGGTTGAAGTATTCGATGTCATCTTTAAGTCGCTTACCTGTTTTTTCTGAGTACCTTTCCGTAACAATTGGCGGGAAGTATTTAACCACTGCGTCCTCAATTCGATTAGCCTCTTGCAATGCACCTGAGTAGATCTCCATCGCTACATCTTTATCAAGTAGGAACCCATTACGAATCTGCTCGGAGATAATGTACTGGGTGGTATGCTCAAGTCGGATAGACTCCTGAGAGAAACCCTTCAGGTTCTTACTCAGTACGGTGTACAACCTTTCTGTAATCTTTACATCCTGTTTGCAATAGACCTTCATCTCCTCTGAGTATTCGGTGAACTCTTGAAATTCGATCTTCCTTTCACCAAGGCGATGACCCCATGCTTCGAGTGAGTGCTTATCAAGTGTTGGCTCCCACAGTCTGGACATGACGAGAGTATCTGATTGTCTCCCGAGAGGGATAGTAATCCCCCACAGACGGGACAAGGCAACCGAGTCGAAGGATATACTGTTATGTCCGATCCATTCAGCGTCATCGTAGTCGTTATAAAACTCTCTGAACTTCTCGGCATCTCGGAAGATGTAATACCCATCTTGTCCGTAAACTTTCGCAACGAGGAGGTGAATCTTTTTAGCATCGAGGCCATCAGTCTCTATGTCCCATATTATTCTTAGGCTTCCAGTCTGGGTATTCATTCACTTGCTTTCTGAGATAGTTGGAGAGGGAGTCAAAGATGAGAGACAGGCGCATGATCTCTTCTCTACCATCATCTCGAATACTAGGTGGATCTGTCGGTACAAGATGGCTGTCGATAAAGTCATTTACCAGTTTGAAGTATGTAACTGCTTCATCACCAACATCATCAGTGTAAATGTGAACACCCTCCGTACTGATATAAGCATCGATATAAATATCAATCTTCTTTAGCATTATCTTCTTCTCCTACTGGTGTATCCGGTTGTTCTTCTATCAATCTACCTGAGTCGGTGTGATACCGGAGGTGAGTAGCAAGTCCAGTCATACCACTGAACCTGTTCTTCACTACACGTACCCTTACAATGTGCCTCTCAGCAGGATCATCTGCCTGAGTGTTTCTCTCAAGGCCAAGAATGATATTGCTAAGTTGCCCAATCCCAGCAGTACCGCGAATGTCAGAGAGACTAACAGCAGCACCCTCTTCATGTGACTGACCATTCGGTTGCCTCCTAAGATGAGCGGCCATGATAATACAGACTGATAGTTCAACAGTCAATGTCTTCAGTTTAGTTGCTATCTCATCAAGCGCACGGCGCTCATCACCATTGCTCTGGTCCGATACTACGATAGATATATGATCCAGTATAATATACTTGCAGTCCAGAGCGCGGACAAGATAACGGATAGTGCCGAGAATACGATCAATACTATTACTGCCAAAGCTATCATAGAGAAAGATCCTATTCGATCCGAGAGTCGCTTTATAAGCGTCATCAAATTCATCCTTACTGTACTCTGAGTCGGGGAGGAATAGTCGTTTATTAGCGTGGACTGACATAAGTCCAAGACCAGTGTCACGAATTGGTTCTTCAAGGAAGAGAACACCGATGTTAGCTTTACTAGTGTGGAGTAGACCATAGACTAGCTCTCTAAGGAACTGCGTTTTTCCCACGCCTGTTCCAGCAATGACAGTAACAAGCTCTCCAGTTCTGAGTCCATATGTATAGTCATTGACTCCATCCCACGGGTAGTTAACAGACTCATATTCAGGCTTTCGGAGGAGTAGATCATAGAGGCTTGACCCGGATACAATACCATCGGGGGTGAATGGCCCCGCCGTCCTGTGCTGCTCATAGAAATCCTTTATACCGTTGTTGACTAGATAGTCTGACGCATCCTTATGCTGCGACAGTTTCATAATCCTAACTTTCTTAGGATCGAATAGACCAGCAGCCTTGCTCTGTGCCTCCTGCCCAGCCTTATCATTATCGAATGCGAAGACGATCTTCTTAAAAGAGTTTACCCATTCGTAGTTTCTTTTTAGATCTGAGACAGCAGTACTCGCAGAGCAGACAGATACGACTGGTTCATTCAGCATCTGGTGGGCAGACAAAGCATCGAGTTCACCCTCTACGATAGTGATAGTGTTACCACCAGAGGGGAATAGGTTCTGCCCGAAGAGTTCCACCTGACCGGGAGATCCAGACCAAGGGAAGCCAGCCTTATCAGGCAACCGTGTTTTAACAGCGATGAGTTTACCGTCTTTATAATAAGGGTAATAGTGCTTACCATTCTGCTGGAGTACACGGTACAACTCGACAGTCTTCTGGGTAATTTTCCTATCCGGTATGCTGGAGACATCTCCCTGCATTAGAACCGGAGTGTTAGACATATTCACCATCTCTTCGTTACCTTTAAAGTGTTTGTTGCAAACGAAACAATACTGGTGATCACCGTAATCGTACAGCCCATCACTCGATGTCCCACAGGGGCATGGTTGGTGCTTCTTCATCTTCTATTTCCTTCATCAGGATTGTTCTCTGTATTACATTAGAGCATTCTTTACAAGGGGAGAACGAAAGTTTACCCCTCACCTTTTCCAGTTTGATCTCCCCATCGGGGCAGTCCTTATTGCAAATGAAACATCTCATTTAATCAGTGGTTCCCTCCCCCTCCAGCGCGGCGCGGGCAATGTTGGCACAGGCTATATAGCCACCGTATGAGTAATCATCCTGAGTTTCGGGAACCCATTCATCATCAAGTCTTATGATTTCCCTCAGAGCCACCCGCAACCGTTCATTCTCTGCACGAAGTGCGGTGATTACCCCATCTTTCTCCGCAAGTAGCATCTCGTTGTATGATATTTCCCTCGCCATAAATACCTCATTGCTCATCTGATATGTTCCTCACTAGCTTGATCCATTGGGCTGGCACTGACAACCTCCTGTTCGTATGCAACAGACCATCCTTATCGGATGAGACATCCCCTGCTATAATCACCTGAGTGTCATCCTTCTGGATCAACCATCCGATAGACTGGACTAGATCAATCTTGCTATGTCCCTTACCTACTTCCCAACCTGTATCTGTTACAGCGTCTACCCATTCGATGAGTACCAGCTTAGGTGGTGCCTCTGGTTTAGGTCTTACCCCCTTCTCCTGCTTACGCTTAACCATCAGTCTATCTCCTAGTCTATCCATAAGTTATACCTATAGTTATATATGTACTTCACCCGGTTGGGAACTTGATTGTACCCGATTCTACGGATTTGTAAAGCCCTCAAAAAACCTATACAATTCAGATAGTTGGTTGTATTCTACACTCGGTTCTTCTAAGAACCACTGGTTCTCCTGATCCATTAGATGTAGTCTGCATTCGATAGCATCCATGATTAGCTTGATCTCCTCCATCGTAAGTCCGATTGGATGGACAAGTTCGTAGGTCATCTCATCTCTCCTTCATCTTGTAAAAGATTGTGTTCTTCAGTCCGGGTACATACGAAACAGTAGGACGTTTGTCCTCTTGATTGTACGCTGGTACTTTCTTCCTCTTCTCATAATACTTGTGCCTGTTAATGCAGAGAACATGGCGATAGACCAGACCAAGCACTTGCCCCTTCGTTAGGTTAACCCTCCTGCCAATCTCGGAGAATGACAGTCCCTTCCTCCGCAGTTTACGGACTGCATTAATAGTATCTTCTGAGTGTACCATGATCAATCTCCCCAGTCTTTGAACTCATCTGATTCGATCTGCTCATTCCATCCTAGAAGATAGAACTTATAGTCCTCAGTATCTTCTTCTATCTTAATCGGTACACCGTTACCCGTACCTAAAGGCCAGTAGTGAGGACTGAATGGCCTACCATAATAAGCATCTGCACTGCCTCTATCATACGGACCACCATGTTTGAACTTGCTAGTCATCTTATGCTACCTTCTGTACTCGGTTGACCTGAATGTTAATCTTCTTCTTCGGTGTATGCAATGGATACAATATCATTGATACATTCTTATCCCAACATGCACGACACGGACCACACTTACCACCACGAGTATACGCTTCACAAGCAGCGACACCCTGACCAGTAAAAAGATCTGATACATTCTGGACTACACAACTACCATGCTCCTCCGTATACTGACCAGTAACAGACGGTGATGAGTAACGGACAGTGGCGTTAGGTAAAGTTTTTATTCTATCCAACCAGTACCTAATTTTAGGTATAGTATAGCTCTTAGTTGGTAGCCAATGCTGACACCACGGTGTACGCCTAATGACTTCGTATATCTTCTGACCTAGTGCAGCAGAGTATACATCACCACTATCGAACCACCTGAAATATCGTTCAGTATCAAGGGCTTGCACCATCTCATCCGCCCACTCAGGTCGCTTCCAATCTTTCCGATTGTGTTCTCGTGGACCCTTTACATTAGGCATATTGTAGAAGCCGGACTTAGCATAACAATCTTTACAGACTGAGATAATTTCCTTAGTTTCTTTATCGATACTACCCGGACAAGTCTCCCCTGCTTGCAGTGACCATGACTTGCATGGCATCTTGCTTGCTTTGCTAAGTAAGACAGTCATTTTTAGAACTCCTCCATTGCGTTATCTGACCAAGGCATAGGCTCTCTCCAGCATGACCAGAGAATTGTTTCTTCGTGTACAGGATCATTCTCCCAGTCTACATCTACCTGTGTTCGGTAAGAGACATAGATCTTAGTCCATCCTCCCATATTACCGTGTCTAGTGTACCCCCTTGCCCAGTCTACTGCTTCTTTCTCAGTCCATGCTGAGTGTAATAGACAAGTCTCGTTGAACTTAGGGCAGTGACCATAAACTTCGTACTGCATTAGTCTACCTCCTCAATTGGCAATGCTGATACCATACAAGTAACCCAGTGATGGAGATCATCGATAGCCTGTGATGCTTCAGATGTCTTGTACTTCCTGCCTGTGTACTGCGTTGCCATACCCAGCATCTTCTTTATACCCATACCTCTTGTCGGAACCATGCCAGTCTTAGACCAGAGCCTGATGCTTGCCTTCAACAGGTTAACCCTGAACAATTGAGTGGCATCTGGACCGATGTAACTGGTCGCTTCTTGCCTACTCTTACTGTAGACAATGTAGCTATCTTCTCTTACCTTTGTCATTATCTTACCCTCACGTCATAAATAAAGTAATACCTATCTTCGTCCTTCATAACTTCTTCGATGTATCCTTTGTATTCCTCCGCCTTCTTCATAGTTGTATGTACCTCTGAGACATACGTGCTTTTAGTTTTAACGTCATGTCCCATTACAATGTATACTTTACGGTTCTTCATGATAGTTCTCCTTATTCTTCAGATAGATAGGCGTTGATAGCGGCCCTTTTAGAGGCATAATCATTGCAGTATTCTCTTTTCCCGTTGACCATAAGAAAGACAAGCCAATGCCCATCCTCCCAACGTTCAACTTCATAGGTATCTCCGCCATGATTGAACTGATAAATGCCAGTGTTTAGACGTTTTACCTTCATGGTAGACCTCTAGTTGTAATTAAAAGAGAGATGGCTTACGCCACCTCGCCAGCACAAGCATGTTCCAGCTTGCTTCAGTCCTATTTCCGTTTTGGCATAAACAATCAACCACGAAAGCATCATGTTACAACCAGAAGGCTAGTATACCTACACCCACAGTTTGCCGTGTCCAGAACTCACGTTCTAGCTAGGTGGCTTGCGCTAGGTGCCGCGCTATGTCCGTTGCGTTTGTCCTTCTCGTCTGTGTTCCTCGTTTCCGTCTATGAACAGACAATAGCACATCCCGGAATCGATGGTAGTACCAGATTTCAAATAGTGTTAGTACCAGATATGTAACTGGATTGGTTACCGATTAATATCAGTAAAGAAGATTGATAAACATTTTCAATAGGATAGAATGCCTAACTGATCGGTCTAGTTGTAAGCCATATATTAGCACTCGCTCACTTAACCTCTGGGTGTACATTGATTTTGATTTTTTGAAAACCTGATGGAATCTTTTCCTACTCTGGGAATAAATTCCTAGCCCTAACCCTTGGTTGTACATAGGATTATATTCCTACTATGGGAATAAATTCCTAGCCCTAACCCTTGGTTGTCATTAGGAATCTTTTCCTAGCCCGTGGGAATCTATTCCTAGATTAAAGGGGTGGGTGGGGAAGGGGGTGTGACTACCTTCCAGTCCCCTAAAACACACAGTGAAATTTTCGTATAGAAATTCCAGACAATCGGAGGTTGATACTAGTAGGTTAAAGTGTATCATAAATATCACACAAGAGATTTATTTACTTTAAGAGTACATTTATTATTGACTGGGAGGCGGGGTAAACCATAATACTATTGACTCCCGGTATTCGATATGGTATAATAACCATATGTTAAACCGGGGGAATACTTACTGGTTGGAAGTTAAGTATTAACCTTTGGTAAGAAAATACCTATAAGATAAAAGTAAAGGTATCTAGACTAAAGGAAGAACTAATAGTATATCTTATAGTATAACCTATAGTAGGGTTATCTTCTTTTTCATGTCTAACAATATTAAACAGGGTGTCGATAAAGAATGGCAAAGAAGCCGACAGTTATTACAGTAGCTACTGGTTATCAGGCAACTGATACGATTAATGATAATTTTACTAATGTCCGTAATGCTTTCGACAATACACTATCGCTAGACGGGTCTGTCCCAAATGCAATGGAGGCTGACTTGGACATGAATGGTAACGATATTATTAACGTCTCTGGTCTATTCATCAACGGTGTTGACTACCTCGCTCTCCTGAATAGAATTACAATTAGCACTGCTTCCCCTTCTGGTGGGCAAGATGGTGACATCTGGTTTAAAGTTTCAACATAGTTCAACTTAATTAAAAGGATAGAATAAATGGCTGCACTCTCTGATTATGCTGAGAAGCTCCTCCTCGACTGGATGATGACAACGGGGAGTGCGACTCGTCCTACGACTTGGTATGTCGCCCTGTACACTGCTGCACCGTCTGACTCAGGTGGTGGTACGGAAGTATCTGGCAATGGTTACGCAAGAAAGTCTGTAACCTTCTCCGCTGCTTCGTCTCCCGGTGGTACGACATCCAACTCAGGTGCTGTTACATTTACAGCCTCCGGTGGTAACTGGGGTATCATCTCTCACATCGGTATCTTCGATTCATTGACTACGGGTAATCTCCTCTGGCATGGAAGTATGACAGCGAGTAAGACGATTAACGATGGAGATACTCTCGAATTTGCTATCGGTAACATTGATCTCACTATTGCCTAATTAGTCTATGTCTATTGAAGTTAATAATGAATTTATTGTTGAAAAATATACAATGGGTGAAGATCCATTTATATTTTCTGACGCTATCGTTATGTTAAAAACTGAATATGATAAACTTACTATAAATCAAATTCAAACTATTAAAGAAGAAAGATACCAACAGTGGTTATTTACTATTGAAGAAATGACGAATAACCCATTGCCTCCCCTTCCCTTTCCTGAAGAGAATCTATAATGGCTGATAGATATTGGGTTGGAGGAACTGGTACTTGGAATAGCAGTTCTACATCAGTTTGGTCTTCCAGTTCTGGAGGGCCGAGTGGTGCATCAGTTCCAACTTCTGCTGATAATGTAATATTTGATTCAGCCACAACTTATACTGTTACAGTATCAGGAACTGTCAACTGTTTGAACTTTACTATTTCTGCTGGAACTGTTACATTTGGCGCTGGTACTAATACCCCAGTTCTTAATATTAGTGGTAACTTTACTATTACCAGTTCAACAGTCTGGAATATGGCGGGAACTGTAAATCTTATTTCTACTGCTTCCGTAACAATAACAACTAACAATGTTTCAATCAATAGTGACTTAAACATTAACGGTATTGGTGGTACATTTACTTTAGGTAGTGCTTATACTCATTCTAATTCAAAAAATTTTAATTTAGTTGCTGGAACATTTGATACTTCGACAAATAATTATAATCTTACTATTGGTTCCTATATATTTATAGACACTGGAACTGATACAAAAGTACTAAAACTTAGAAGCTCTACAGTAACAATTGCGAATGCAAGACAGAATGCCGACTGGGCAGTTACAAATTTTACACTTGATGCGGGAACTTCAAATGTTACTTTTACAGGAAGCGATCAAATAGGGTGGGACGGTCTAACTTGGTACAACGTAACAATAAATGCTGGTACAGGAGAAAGGCTTACAAGCCCAACAAGATCAACCACATTTAACAATTTAACACGTAGTTCGACAGCTAATTCTGCTTCTTTAACATTCTCTGGTTCGGCAACAATAAATGGAACTTTAACTGCAACAAGTACAGATGGGTTTCGAAGAAAATTAATTGTAAGCAATATACCGGGAACAACTAGAACAATAACGGTAGCTGCTTCGTCTCTAACCAATGTTGACTTTCAAGATATAACTGTAACTGGTGCCGGTGCGCCACTGACTGGAACCAGACTTGGAGATGGTGGAAATAATTCAGGCATAACTTTTAGTGCAGCAAAAAATGTGTATCTTGTTTCTACTGGCTCTCCAAGTTTTGCAAGTGCAAATTGGGCTTTAACTTCAAATGGAACAACGTCTGCTAATAATTTTCCATCTGCCCACGATATAATCAATATTGATAATAGTAGTGCGGCTACAAGTGGAACAATAAGTACTACGGCTGCTTACATTTTGGGAGAAATAACATTTGCAAATAGAACAAATGCAGTTACAATTTCTGTTGCGAGTAATACAAGAATAAATAAAGATATAACACTTGCTTCTTCTGTTACCGTTTCGGGAAATATTGTTTTATCTCCACCAGTTGGTTCAACTCAAACTATAGCAAATACAAGCACTGTGGCTGGATGGTCTGCTGGAGCAGAAGTAAATTCTGGTGGAACTACAAGAATTACCAGCAACTTCACGATGACTAACACTTTTACCTTAACACGTGGTACTTTTGATCTTAACAATTTCAATTTAACTTGTCCAAATTTTGCTTCAAATAATTCAAACACAAGGACGCTAGCATTTGGTACTGGAAAGATTGTTGCTACGGGAACTGGAATTGTATGGAATGCTACTACATCAACCGGAATGTCCATAACGGGTACGCCGGTTGTTGATGTAACACATAATGGTTCAACAAATATCTTTGTTAACGCAGGTGCTGCTACTACGGAGTCAAATTGCGTAAGTTTTAATTTTACCGCTGGCACATATACCCTAAGTCTTTCAGGAAACCAAAAAGATATAAACCTTACTGGTTTTTCTGGTTCTCTTAATAATAACATCAGAACAATATATGGAAGTCTAACTGTATCGTCTGGAGCTACATTGACTGCTGGGGCAAATACTCAAACATTCGCGGCAACAAGTGGAAGCAAGACTATAACTTCTAACGGAAAGACATTTGACTTTCCAGTCACGTTTAATGGAGCTGGGGGTTCATGGATTTTTCAGGATAATCTAACAGTAGGTTCTACAAGAACTGTTACGCATACAAACGGAACTGTGGACCTTAATGGCAAGACTTTTAATGTTGGCTCATCTTATACAACCGCCACTGGAACAAAAAACCTTACGTTTAATGGTGGTACTTTAGTTTGTGATAATAGTGGGGCAACCGCATTCAACAATGCTCAACCAACCGGATTTACCACTACAGCCGGTACGGGAACTGGCAAGATTAGCATGACATCCGCTAGCGCAAAGACTTTCGTTGGAGGCGGTTCGGCGTACAATTGCACCCTTTCAAACGATGGTGCTGGTGCGCTTACAATTACAGGAAGTAATACTTTTACTACTCTTGCAAATGGTGTCCAACCAACAACATTTACGTTTACGTCTGGTACTACAACCACACTAACAAACTGGAGTATTTCCGGTACTGCTGGTAATCTTGTAACAATTGGAAGTGATACGACAGCGCAACACACTTTATCTAAGTCAAGCGGAACAGTTTCTACGGATTATCTTTCTATTAGTTATAGCAATGCTACTGGTGGAGCTACTTGGATTCCTGGTGTAAACTCAATAGATGCTGGTAATAATTCTGGGTGGTTTGGGATTACTGCAATAATTGGCGCTGCTGCTCTTTTAGCTAGTAGTATTTTATCACCTATTGGTACTTTTATTGGATCGGCTAATGCTAATCTTTCTTCCGTTGGTAGTGTACTTTTTGAAGCACAAAGTACTCAATATGGTAGACTTGATATAACTGGTATTGGTACTCTTTCAGCTTTAGCTTTTGAAAAGAAAAGTGCTTCGGCAGATCTATCTAGCATTGGGTCTATCTCTGTAATAGGTGGAAGAAAGACATCTGGTGATAGTTCCTTTAATGGTATAGGGTCTATCGAATCTATCGGTGTTAGAGTCCAGTATGGATTGCTTGATGTTTCTTCTTCTGGTTCTATCTCTGCTATTCTAGGATATAAGAGAGATGGTATTTCGGATTTACAAGCATCCGGTAGTATCTCATCCATCCCGCAGTATATCGCTGGTGGTAAATTTGAATCAGTCTTTCTTCCGTTCCCGAGAGATACAGAAAGTGATGATACTCGAATTACCGAAGCTGGTGATACTCGCGTTACAGAAGAAGCTAGTGAGAATACGGGTATAGGTTCTATTGTATCTATTGCAGATAAGATACAGTTTAACTCTGAGTTGTATGTAAAATATCTAACCAATTGGGATATTGGTACTCCGTATGTAAAATACAATGATGAATGGGTTGTCCCAATTAGTACTTATCGATATATGAATAACGCTTGGAAGAGGATTAATTAGAAGAATGGCGAATGTCAAGATATCAGATCTAACCTCTGCTGCTGCGGCTACTGGTACTCAGCAGTTTGAAGTTAACGATGGGTTTGTCAGTAAGAAAGTTACTGGTGCTCAGATCCTCTCTTACATTGAAGGTGAGATTTCTTCCTCTCCTGTTTTGACTGGACAGGTATCACTAGACGATGGTACTGCTACTGCTCCGTCTCTAACTAATACTGGTGATACAAATACTGGTGTATTCTTCCCCGCTGCTGATACTGTTTCAATTGCAACTGGTGGTACAGAAAGAGTTACTATTGATTCTTCAGGCCGTCTAGGTATTGGAATAACAAGTCTAAGTGAAAGTTTCCAAGTTGCTGGTCCGGTAGTTACTTCAGGTGAAACTCTTGCTAATAAGACAAGCGCAGCATCTTTCGACTTTGCGACAGGAAGTAATTCAGCTAGAATTTTAGCTTGGGGATCTTCCGGTAATACAGCAAATATAGGCTTTTGGAGTGGAAGTGGTGCTCTTGGCGCTTCTGAGCGTATGCGTATTGACAGTTCTGGTAACGTAGGTATTGGAACGACTTCTCCAAGTGCTAGGCTTGATGTTGCTGCCTCTCAGTCTATTGCTAACCTGAGAAGCACTGGAGCATCTAATTCAACTTTAAACTTTTATAGTTCTACTTCGACGTTAGAAGCAGCAATTGCATCTGTTAATGGTGGGGCAAGTCTTGTTTTTAACACCGGAGCGTCAGCAACTGAACGCTTCCGCATTGGTTCATCTGGTCAGCTTGGTATCGGCGGTGCTAATTACGGTACATCCGGTCAGGTTCTTGTATCAGGTGGATCTGGTGCTGCTCCTTCATGGGGTTCAGCATTAACACGCGCTACTGCAATAACTACAACAAGTGGAACTTCTCACGATTTTACCGGAATACCTTCGTCTGTTAAAAGAATAACAATTATTATGAATGGCGTAAGTACAAATGGTTCATCTTCTATTTTGTTTAGAATAGGAGATTCTAGTGGCATTTCATCAACTGGATATACATCAAATACTTATGGATCAGTTGCAAATTCATCTAGCATGGCAATAAATCCAGAAGACACTGGATTTGGTTTTGGTTATTCAGATTCGGCGTCTGCCGCTTGGGATGGTGTTTTAACCCTTGTTAATATAACTGGAAATACATGGGTTATTTCTGGTGTATCAACGTCTGCTGTTTACTCAGGTGTTACAGCGGGTTCTAAAACATTGTCAGGAGTTCTTACTTCAATAAGGCTTACTACTTTTGTCGGAACAAATACTTTTGATGCCGGTACAGTAAACATTATGTACGAATAAAATTATTAGTAGGTTTAAATGACTCAGGAAGAGATCAATAAGCTTCTCGATGAAGCAGCAGAGCGCGGTGCAGAAGCAGCCTTGAGAAAGGTTGGCTTGCATGATGAAGATGCTGGTAATGACATACGAGAAGTTAGATCTCTTTTAGAGACTTGGCGTGATACGAAGAAGACAATTAGTCAGACGATTGCTAAAATTATAACAACCAGTATACTTGCTATTCTTGCTATGGGTACATGGCACTACTGGGGTCAGAGATAATAATAATGGTATTGAACGCATCATCTATTAATAAACTGAAGAAGGTACATCCTGATCTAGTAAAGGTTGTACATCGTACTGCCAAACTAATAACTAACGTAAGTAAGGATAAGTCATTCGGTTTCATTATTACTTGCGGAGTTAGGACACTAGAAGAGCAGAAGAAACTACTGAAAGCTGGGGCTACTAGAACTCTAAACTCTCGGCATATCCCCGGTAAAGATGGGTACAGTAAGGCAGTTGACTTTGCTGTCACCCTTGACGGTAAGGTTAGATGGGATTGGCCTCTATACTCAAGACTGGCAGAACTGGTAAAAGAAGCTGCTAGACTTGAGAATCTTACTGTTGAATGGGGTGGAGACTGGAAGACATTTAAAGATGGTCCTCACTTCCAATTGAATAAAATTAAATATCCATAAATTAGGAGATTATAATGCCTAAAGATTCTGTTCGTAAAATCCAAAAACTTCTTAAAACACTCCCTGTTGCTAAAGCAAGTCGTGTAGGTCGAACTCCTGTAGTAAAAACTAAATCTCGTGGAAAGTAAGGAGAAATACAATGAATAAGGAAATGATTTGGGGTGTCGCTCGTGCAATTCTTGCTGCTGGTGGTGGCTACCTCGTTGCTAAGGGCATGATTGATGCGGCTACTCTTGAGACTGTCATTGGTGCCATTGGTACAATCTTCGTTGCTGTCTGGTCGGTTTACGCCAAGAAGGCTTAATGGACTACATCAGTATCATACTCTTCCTCTTCGCCATTCTCGGCATTACTGCTGGTGCTTTTATGGTAGCAAGAAGTCCAGTATTCTGGATGGGTATGGGTAAAGAAATATTTAAAATAATGATTCCTATAATTATTAAAAGGATGCCACTGGAAGAAGAAGAGGCTTGGAGAAGGTGCCAGCTTCGAGGTGGTAGATGGAATCATCGGACAAAGAAGTGTGAATAATGTCGAAGAAGAAGTTTGATAAAGAGAAGCAGGAACTTCTTAAAGAAGTTAGAAACAGAAGGACTAAAGTTAAGCATCTCCGTGGTAGGAAGAAGCTTGGACCCAAGTCCGGTATGAAAAACAGTAGGGGTAAATATTAATGGGTGCATTCCAGACCAAGGGACTGTTCTTCGAAACGACTATCCCAGAAGAAAGAGAAGTATTCGGTACAAAGTGGACTTTGAAAGAAGAAGACCATGAGCATAACGGTAAGCTTTATCCTTCGATGAAGAGGATATACATCGAGATGGAGGATGTTACCGAGTATGAATTTGCAATGGCTACCCTCGGTTCGTATAAGCACTGGGAGAGAGTTCTCGAATCTCCGATTATCAGACCTCATGTAGACCAGTGGAGGAAAGAACTAAATTTAAAGTTGAAGGCTAGGGCTATGAAGTCCATCATTAAGTCTGCAACAGAAGATGAGAAGCTTTCCTTCCAAGCGATGAAGTATCTTGCTGATAATGAGTACCTCGACAAGAAGAATAAGAGAGGTAGACCCAGTAAGGATGAAGTTAAAGCTGAACTTAAACGTGAAGTTGAGATTAACAAAT